CTTGGTAATTGCTTCATAAACTGCGTAATTCGATTTAGCCGATTCATCAAGTATTTCTTTTTCGAGCTTTGCTAAAGCAATAGCTTCTTTTTGCAATTCCAGGCTTTTTTCTGTTTCACGTAATTCTGCAATTTTTACAAACAAAGCATTTTGCTGCGTCTTTGTAAGTTTCAAAATTCCAGAATTGATTTCGTTTGTGTACTTAATTTCCAGCTTCTGTGCGTCTGTCAATTTTTCAGTTGAATTTAACTCTGCTTTGTTTAGTGCTATTTTTTCATCAATACTGGAAATCAGCTTGCGATAGGCTTCAGCCTGTTTCAACAACTCTTCATTGAGCTTCTTTTCTTCTACGGCTCGCTCTTTTGCTTTAATGGCAGCCTCTGCCATCTTTAATGTGGATTCATCAGTCGCTTTATTATTTCCTTCAGCGACTGTTTTGTTTAAACGCAAAAGTCTTGCTGTCTCAGAAGTGCTTTGATTCAATGCCTCATTAGCTTTATCAGCTTCTTTGTTGGCTTTGACGTAATCGTTGAGCGCTTTGATTGCTGGGATTGCCGCTGCCGTTAGGGTTAGCAGAATCAACGCAACCGGGTTAGCCGCAAAGGCTGCGCCAACCGCAATAACTCCTACTGCCAAAGCACCGAGCCCCGCAACCAATGCCGGAATGCCAACAACTATTGCAGGAGCCACAATGATTGCAGACCACAGCATCAAAGACGTTTTATTGTCTTCAAGCAGCTTTGGCAACTTCATCAGACTCTCAATGAGGTTAGAGGCTGATTTGATAAATGGCGTTAAACCATTCACAGTGGTTGCAATCATCTGCTGATTGAGCGTGTCTAACTGGTCTTTGAATTCTTCTGATGCCTTTGTTGCATCAGTTGAAATTACCAGCCCAAGCTCTTCTGCGCGTTTGGTCATTTCTTCAATGCCTAAAGCGCCACCATTCAATATCGGGATTAAGTCGGCTCCCGCCTTGTCAAATAGTTCAAGAGACAGCTTAGTTTTTAAAACACCATCAGGCATCTTTGCAAAAAACGTAGCAACTTCTTTAAAGATTACGTCTGCTGCTTTGTAAGTGCCATCAGCTTTCTTGACAGAAATACCCAGAGCAGTAAACGCATCTTCATTGTCAATGGCATTTTTAGAAAGTTTAGTCAAAGCTTTTTGCATTGACTCAACCTCCACATTACTCATCTTGAATGCAAAAGCCAGCGAAGATAGCGACTCGGCTGATAACCCCGTCTTTTTTGACAGATCGTCTAATTTGTCCGCTGCATCAATCGCACTTTTAACGAACATGCCAATGGCTGCACCAGACAAACTAACGCCAATTAAACTCAACGTATTGGCAGCTTTGTCTGCTGCCCTTTCAATCGAGGTCATTGCAGAAGACACTGTCTTCTTCGCGTTGTCCATGTCTTGCTGAAGGCGAACAATATTTGCCGCCATCTCAATAGTTAGTTGCCCAACCGTTGTTGCCATTGCTTACCTTTTAGCCGTAATCAACGCTTTAAATGCGTTGCTGATTTTTTTGCTCACGATAGTCCTGTCAAATTCATTCACTGGATCACCAAAAGGAGGGTCACATTCAGGCTTTTCACTCTCTTTAGCTTGCATCAAATAGCTTTGTGACATCTGCTTGATCGCTCTAAACTCCCATGCCTCTAGGCCAACACCTGTGCAGTCTTGCCAAGAGTTGATTTCCCGAGCAGACAATGGAACTGGCCCCATTGCGCCCATCTCAACCATGCCCAAATCTTGCCAATAAGTTATCAAATATTGAGCATCACCAACATCAGGCATCAAAGGCTTGCCACCATTTTTTTGAATCTTTTCAGCGCGTGATAGCTCTATTTGCTTATCGGCCGATGCAACCGACTTTTCTTGCTTGACAACTGGAACTGATCTAAACCAAGCCAGTTGCCTTACATAAAGTATTAGGTCTTCGATGATGCCGGAGTAAAATTTGCCCAATCACCGACAGCTTTATTCACTTGCTCAGTAATGAATCCGATTGCGGAATCAAGATAAGCAGCTTTGAACATTTCAATGCCAGTGAACTCTTTGTAGCCAAAGCCATTGAAGCTGACTGTGCAAGCTGACAAGAACTCAGCATCAAGCTCACGTTGCTCGCCTTCCTTCATCTTCTTACCGCCTTTCTTGACATATTCAAGAATGGCACGGTTACGGATACTTTGAGCTTTTTGGAACGCCTTGCTTCCGGGGCCATAAACAGTGATGCTTAATTGACCGCCATTGGCATCAAGTAAAGCCTCACCATCTACTGACTCAAGTTCAACGATTGCTGTTTCTTTCACAGCTAAATTTGAGATATCAAACATTTTTATGATCCTATCGCGGGGAGAAGTTTTGCCCTTGCTCAAATCAGCCGCACCCCGCGAAGGATGCGAACTGATTCGAGTAGGTGCACGTGTTGCCATTTACGGCAATTCTTTAGGCTGCAAGTGACTCAACAATGCCAACTCCGGCTGCATTGGTTGTGATCTCCAATGTTGCAGTCGCAGTAGTGATTGAATCAACAGAGCCAACGCCTACTTTCCAAGACATGATTTGCGCCCTGAAAAAGTATTTGTCGCCATTCTGTGTAGTCACCATGAACGAGTAGTCGTTATCAGAAATGCTTGCAGCTTTCATAATAATTTGACCAGCGTCATCGGTATCCAAGCCCAAAGACAACGTGATCGTGCCTTCGTTGAATGAGCCTTTGAATTTCTGTGTCCCGCGATTGCCAACTGGCATATGCGTGACCAAAGCATACTCACGACCAAACTCGCCCAAGTCGGTGACTTCACCAACGAGTGCGGGGACGGGAGATGTTGAGAACAGAGTTGTGTACCCTGCACTGTTAAAGGTAGCGGGTGCTGAAGCAGTGACTCGGAGTGTCGTCCCTGCGGATGTGCGTACAGTCATAATTTAATCCTCACGGTTGCAAAAAAAAGCCCGCAGGGATGCGGGCAGAATTTTCAAGCAGATACTTGAAACTTTGTTATGTCTCACTATTCGTAATAAGACACTAAATAATCAGCAGATTGAGTCCAGATACCAGTGTCCAAGTCTTTTTCGGGGGTTCCAAAAATGTCTAAACGACTACTGATAACAGTCTTACCTGCAAATGTTTGTTGAAGCTTGAAATCCATCGCCAAGCGAACTTGTTCGTGAATTGCTTTCACCTCTGCAATTGTTTTAGCCAGAGGGTTTATTTGAACCCTAGCTTGGGCTCGTTGAGGCGCTACGTTAAAGCGTAGATTTGGCAACGGAATATCGTCAATGACTGTATAAACAAGGGCTGGGAAAGCAGTATTCTGTGGAAGCTGCGTCATTGCCCGACGAGGGCCAACCAATGCAGTGATCCCTTGAGTATTCAGCATTGCAGCAATGATGAGTTCTGGATTCATTTTTACTTTATAAGTACATCATCAAGGCGCTGCCGGATGTAGTCTGCCGTCTTTTGGATAGCCTCAGATTCACCACCGTCAAAAGCTCGCCTCATAAATGCATTAGGTCTAACGCCTTCGTGAGTTACGCTTGGGGCGTAGATATTTCCAAACTTCAAGGCTTTGCCATTTTTCGGCTTAATGGTGTACGGGCCACCAACTGTTTTGCCAGAACCTTCATAAAATGAAGCTGTACCAAACTCTATAAATTTTGCGTAAAAAACGTCACCACCACCAGCAACTACTTGGGTGATAACTTTTCCACGCCTAACTTGGCTTTTTACCTTAATGCTTTTCTTCAGGTTTCCTGACTTAACAGGTGCGCCATTTCGAGCGCGATCTCGGTACACATTTGCTCCAACCCGCAAAGCACTCCGCATAATGTTTTTTTCCATCCGTACGGGTAATGTGTCTAACATTTTTTGCAAGTCTGAAAGACCTGCAACTGTAATAAATTGCTCACTGGCCATCTAAACTCCCCTCAGTACAGTCAAAAACAAGAAACTTATCGTCTTCATCAATGTTCATTGAAGCGACAATATTTAAAACTCTTGAACCAAAAAGAATACGACAGCCATCGGCTTCAATGGCTGGTAAAAATAAAGTTGAAAACCTGACAGTGACTTGGTGGGTCAATTGCGACTCAACCAACATGTCGTTCATTCTCGTTTTCTCTTTGCCGCTCAAGGGCTTGATCTCTGCCCACACAGTCGCGATGCTTGCCCATGAGTTAATCTGCTGACCATAAGCATCAAGCGTTGTGCTTCTTGATTGAACGTTAATGCGATGCTTTAATTTCGAGATTCTCATTACGGACCCATATTTATTCGGTAT